GCATCAGCGAATACACCGTGTGTACCATAGCGAAGTGAAGAGTTCTTCAACATATACAAACCAAGATCAGTCTCAAGGTCAGTTACGATTCTTCGCGCCATAGGTGCAAGGATCTGCTCTAACTGATCGAGCTCTAGTGCTTCTTGGATGTTGGTGAACTCTGTAGCCACTGTGAAGTAAGGCTGTACTGTACCTGTTGCCTTACCTGCAATGATATCTGACTTAGCCTGACCAGTTAGGTCACCGCCAGCAGTTCGGATTGAGTTGTAGTCGTGAGGACGCTTAAAGTCTACGTTGGAGCCTGTAGATGGGTTGAATCGACCACTAAGAAGCTGTGTATCGACAGTTTTAGTTAATACTCGTGCGCTTTCAAACGCATTTAGAAAGACCCTCGCTAGGGGTCTGGTAATGTTACTGGATAGATTATTAGCCATTTCTGGATCACCTCATTCATTCAAAAGTCGCTCCTTTCGGTGCCTTTGCAGAAGGAGCTTTACCTGCTCTCTCTGGGGCGTTCACCGGGTCCGGAGCCGCATTTACTTTAGGTTTAAGTGCAGATGCCTTTGCACGAACGTGTGTTGCTATCCTAACTGCCGCCTGTGTCGGAGGCATCGCCCGAAGACTGTCCAATTCAGTAATGTTCTGACTGAGGTACTTGGTAATCGCAGGACCGAGATCATCTTCTAAAATATAGTTGATAACCTCATCTGACATACCAAACTGCGCTACTGAGTTACCAGCGACTTGCAGTTCCTCTGTCGAGATACCTAATTGAACGGCTCTCTGGGAGTAGGTAGCTACCTTATCGTTAAGAAGCTCCTGCTCTTTTTGTATCTGCTCTTGATGAACTCTCTGGCGTTCTTGTTCATGGAACCGCTGTTGAGCATCATATGCAGCCTGTCTAGCTATGGCCTCATCCCTTAATCGTGCCTGCTGTTGGAACTCCGCTTCGCTTAACGCAAAAGGATCAGGCTCTTTCGGGACCGCTGGCCGCTGTTCTTTGGGAATCTGCTGCTCAAGCTCCTGAACTCGACGCTTTAACTGATCAGCCTCTTTTTCAGCATTTCGCTGTTTGTAGACCTTTTCAGCTATAGCCTTGTCGAAAGCTTGTTGCTGCACTTCGTCAAAGACAGGTTTGGTTTGTTTCTCCTGAACCTCTTCAGTATCCGGTGATGACTCGGAGTCAGTCTCCTGACCTTCAGTTTCTACCTCTTCAAGCTCAATATCTTGAGCCTCATCAAGCGTATCGTCTGGTTCCATCGTTTTACCTATGTAAATGCCCTTAATGAACGGTAAGGTTCCGTACCTCCAGAAAAGCGTGGAGTGCGCTATGGTGTAAATATATCACAATTTAGTAAAAAGCAATACTTTTATGCAATTCCAGCTAATGCAGATCGAGTTGGCTGAATACCAGATAACAAGTTAGAACTATCAACTTTGGCTGGATCAAACTCGGCCTCAATGGATCGGATGTTTTTAGGATCAAAGATTATATCAATCGTGGTTGGATCGTAATTTCTTGGGATTTCAGTAGATAAATCAACATTAGGAACGCTGTCTAACATTCCGCTTGCATTTACCTCGTCAAGAAAATCCATCATCTCCTGACTTAAAGGCTCGTTGTTGGAAGCAGATGGCCTCAATGGAATTTCGTTAGACGCTTTATCAAACACATTGTTAATTGATACAGAATCATAGCCTGCTGCTTGTGCTGCATACGCTATATCATCTGTCCTAGCCACGCTGCCTACACTAGAATGCAAGTTTGCTTTAACATCATCAGGTAATTGATCAACAGGAATTGAGTTAAAGTTATTTCTGCCGCCATCAACAACAAGATTGTTTCCTTTTCTTAAATATGAAGAAACGACATTGCTTCCATACTCGCTGGCATCTTCAGGGCTGCTAGTAAACATTTGATAGTTTCCAGCTTTACTTGGATCGTACTCGCCACGAAGTCCTCTGTATGCAGTCCTGCGAGTATCAAACCCAAGGTCTTGCGCTCTCTGCATCCTAGCGCCTTGCTCCATCCAGCTTGGAGTTAGCTTGTCATTGACTCGCTTAGTGTCTATTAGAGAGTCATCAAACATGACGAAGTTTCTTGTGCCTTCTCCTGCGCTTCTGCTTGTGCCGTCTAAGTAACGGATTCCCGGTATCCCTAACGAGGCCAGTTCTGCCGAGGCTTCAGCACCTCCTCCTGCGTTACGCCCTACAAATTTGCCATATATGGTCTCTCCCCTGTGTCCTAGCTCACTCAGTCTATCTACATCTATACCGCCTTCTCTTAATGCGTTTTTTACCGCCTCGCTCTGATCCCCTAAAGGGGCATCCCAATCCAGTAGTTCATCAGGCTCTACGTTTAGGTTTACGTTGTAAAGGGTTGGCTCGACAGGCATCACCATTCTATCCGTGGCTTTGATTACCTCTGGGTCTTGTGCCGCCTTTAATATTCCCTGTATATCAACACCGTCAGGCTCTTCAAGAGTATAACCGCCCTCGTCAATCTCTTTAACCATAAAATCGTAAAGACTTTCTTTTTTGGGGTCGTACCCTCCCTCATAAGCCCAATTAACCATGTATTCAGAGTTTTGAAAATCTGTATAAGGAGAAACGGCTCGATTAACATCATCCATTGCGCCCTGATAAGCCGTCATATCATCACCAAGAACTTTGGCATAATTCTCAGAGACACCTTTATTCTCAGCAAAGTACAGCCCATGACCATAAGCCTGTGCGCCCTCGCCAGTGCCTATGTTGCTCATAGAGAAGTTGTTGAACCTGTGCGGAGAACCATGCCATGCGTCTATTCCACGCAAAGCTGATTCACCTTTCTTTAATCCTTTAGCAAGAAGATCACCAGCAATCGGGATGGTTCCTAGAGCAACAGCAGCACCATCGATACCCATGCCTAGCCTATCCCCGGAGCTTATGGACTGACGCAGATCTCCTACACCTACCGCATCACCGACTCCGGGTATGAAGTCCAGCGAGAACTCTGTAGCGTCTGATAGGTTTTCTAGCCCCTGCTTGTATCCACCACTAAAGCCAAAGTCATCAATAAATTCTCTTATTGCAGAGCCAACCGATGCCCGGAAGTTAGGATTGAAAGGATTTATAGTGCTTTCAAACGGCTTCATGTCTTGACCAACGTAGGTTGATCGTTTTTGAAGTTCGCTTCTTGCTAATTCTTGTGGTGTTGCCATCTTATTTCCTGAAGAAGTAGTTAGGCTCAGGCAAATCCGCAGGATTGAGCACTAAGTCATATCTTGGTCTTGGAGGTAGTCCTTGTAATAGTCTGGACCGGAGACCTTCGTTGTTTACGTTTAGCAGGTTATCAATAATCTGGTTTTTAGCCTCTTCTCGCGTCAGGCCTTGACTAGCCATCCGCAAACCAAACTTATTGTTAAAATAATCTTGATGCTGACCTGCTAATTGAAAATCATCTCCTGCCTGACGCGCTAAATGAGCTTGATAAAACTCTTTAATTTGACCACCCATACCGGCTAAAGGGTTTTGACCTGCATCATATGAAAACAAAGCGTGATTGACCGCATTAAAAACTTCATCGTTTGCTCGTAATCCAGTATTCGCATCTAAAATCTCAGCAATACGATTTCCATTGTCATTAGTCTTGTAGACAACCTCTATCTGCTGATTATTTCCCATAAGAGGAGATATTATATTAGTTAAATCTGCCGCCTCTCGCATAATAGATTCTTGCCTTGCGTCATCAAATCCTAACAACGCTCCACCCTTGATAATCAAGTCTCCAAGAGCACTACCCACCGTTTGCAATCCTCATAAGATCAATATCGGACATCATAGCCATTTCGTTCTTTAGCCTTTCCTCTTCCATCATCTCGTTGATCTTACGCTGGTTGTCTATCTCATCACCAAACGCCTTAGTATTAGTGTGATCTATCGTGGCACCAGCCTTCTCAGCCTCTACCTGCGTCTTAATCCTGCTGGTTTGAGCGTTAAAGACATCGACCTGATTCTTGGCCTGATCAGCGACCACATCGTTCTGTTCTCGTTGTGCATCTAATTGTATACGCATGGTGTCATTCTGAACCTTCTGCTGCTCTACTTGGACCTTCATTAGATCAGCTTGAGCCTTCATCTGTTCAGCTTGCGCTAGGACCATGTTTGGATCTGGTGCCTGTTGCCCTTGTTGCATCTGCGCTTGCATCTGCTGGAGCTCTTCATCGGTCATCTGACTCTGCGGTATTAAGCCCTGAGCTATCATCTGTACGCGCTTACGTTCTGCAATCTGTGAGGCGGCAGGTGTACTGATATTCTGTAACAACAGGTCTCCAGCGATCTGCATTAGGCTTGGATCTACCTGAGCCAGCGCAGTAATCGATTCCAAAGTCTCTTGCTGTCTGTTTCGGAAGCTAGGTCCAGCACGACACACAACGTCATAAGTACCCACGTTTAGATCGTTTAGCGTAATAACGTCCCCGGTCTCCTGATCTATAATCTTTTGATGCAGGTCAACCATGTCATAAGACTCATCCTCACGCAGTATACGGACCGTTCTCTGGGTATCGTATACCATTGGTATAGCGTCTTTTAAAATCCGTCCTGTGGCGGCTATGGCAATCTCTAGGCTCTTTGTGTACTTAAACGTAGAGTTACTACCCCGGTCTTGGAGCTCCTTAATGGCTATACCGGACTGTGCGTTAGGGTTGTCTCCCATGCTTGCGGCAAACATACCAGCGGTCTGACCGATCATGGCCCTCATCGCTTCGGATATTGTTCTTAGACCCGGATTGATCTGTGCTCCACCTTGCTGCTGCGGAGGTGCAGGTGACTCTGGGTCAATGTTATAGAACTGTACCGGGTCCGAGTTAGTGTTTAAGGTTTGTAATTGTTTCTCGTGACCTGCTGCTTGAGTAGTGGTCATCCAATACTTAGCGCGTGGTGCCAGAGCCCCTTCCTCAATCTCACGGCTGACTGAGTAATTCATCACTCTTTGAGGGTCTAATAGTTTCTCAACTACGCCCCAGTATATTGTCTTGTTCTCAATGATCTTGTAGTTAGCGTAGGCTGGGACTATGGGAATTCGGCAGAATACAGTCTCTTTCTTTTCCTCAAGGAAATCTTTGGCATCAAAGTAGCGACTACACACATAATGCTTCTTGCGCGTCCTGCGTCTAACCTCAGTAACACCAATCTGCGCTAGGTCATCCATTACCTTATCGTAGTCATCGTCAACCTCATGCGTCTGACCATTGGACATCAAGACTAATTCTCTTTCCTGAGACTCCATATAGAGGAACTCACCAACAACAACGACCTCAGCCTTATCGTAATAAGCCTCGCCATCACGGTCATCTGATACGCTTTCTTTGCTACCGTTAGGCCATCTTGCCTCATACTCATCTACCGCCATTGGGTGCAAGCAAAAGGCATATCGACTGTCTGACTTGTCTTGGAGCTCTGCTGAGGGATCAAACCATACCCGGTCTACAAAGTTACCAATCTTTTCGATAGCAAGGTCTTGGTCGAATGAGTTGTCATCTGTGAACTTCTGTACAACGCGCCAGCCATCCATACCACCGACTATCATTCCTCTAGCCGCTTGAGAGTAGACCGTACTAGCATTGCTCATAGCCTCGATGTTACGAATAATCCCATCATAGGTATTGGCTATGTCTTTTGTGGCATCGCCGCCAGCAGGACTTATACGCACGTCAAAGTCAGATTGCTCTATCTCGCTTGCCACCTGATCCACTATCGGATTTACCATGTCGAAAGTATATCTTGGCTTTTGAGACTCCTTATTCTGTGTGATCCAGTAGGGCTCCCACATGCCGTCACGTTTGTTGATAAAGAGCATAGCCTCCCGAAGCATATCCCGGTTATCACAATCTGCACCCTGACAGTCTGACAGTAGGTTAATCACTGACTCATGGTTACTGTAATCAGCCTTATAACTTAGGTCGCTTTCCGCACTACCCCGATCCTCTACGCCATCTTCGTATTTAGCCATTATTTGCCCAACCAGTAAAATTAATTTCTAAGGCTTTTTTCTTCATTGCTGACGGCTTATACATTGCCATCATTAAACTATCGCCCATGTTTGGTGAAGGTATTTGGTACGGCTTCTTAGCCATGTCAATCTTAGACATAACCTGTAACCTTCCGCTGTTGTTTCGCTTAATCGGAATACGACAAACCTCCGATCTCAATTGATCTAAAGCTTTAATGCCAGAGGATAAACTAATTTGATCCTCCGGGTCTACATATTCTCCTTTACTTACTGCTCGATATGTGGCTTCAAATCTGTCTCTAAGTCTCCACCAATACTGGCTACGCTTATTGAAGAACGTATCCTTGTTGGTCTTACCTCTTACGCTACCTCCAGAGATATACTGCATATCTGGTTCTTCTACCGCTTCGGAGCCCTTAAACATAAAATACTCAATACCGTTCTTATGCTCTAGTGCTTGATCTACCTGACGCTTGAGAGATACACCAAGACCGTCGCAGTCCCAAACAAACCAATCCGCATTGTCTGCTACCGCTTTATCTAAAGCCCAATCCATGCCCTCAGCAGCTTCACCAGTTACTTTTTCGCAGACATCTAGCACCAGATTAGCGTGTCGTAGGGCGTATCCTTTACTGTCACCACCAGTATCTGATGGGTCATGTGATGCAATGATCGCTCCCTGCGGCTTCCAGTTTAGCTTTATATGAGCATCGATTGCAGCGTTAAACCACTCTACCGGGATAATAGAGTCCTCATGCTCATCATAATACTCTCCCTCCCAGATATGCCGATACAAGGCAGGAGGCATCTTTTTTTTGTCATGCAAGCGTTCTTGCTCTAATACATCAGGGAATCCCGGATTGTCAGACCAGTTGATCCATACAATAGTATGCAGGTCATCTTCAAAGTAACCATCACGCCTAAGCTCTTTCTCAAACGGAACTATAAATCTTTGTGAAAATGGGTCAGCTACGCTTCTAGGGTTAGCAGCCATCCAGAGCTCTGATCCTGCTGTTCTCAAGGTAGGAGTCAACGCCTTGAGCGATTCGGCTGATATAGTCTGTCCTTCATCCAGAAAGACTCGATTGAAATCGTGGAATGACTTAACGCTTTCTGGGTTCCGGGCTAGACCCTTGAACTTAAAAACACTAATGCCTTGATAGAGTATTTCTTGCTGATTAACCTCAAAGCCATTGAGATTAAGCCGTTCGATCTCAGCCTTGAGCAGTGCGTGGCTACTATCCAAGATACTGCTTTGGAACTCCCGGCAGCAAAGAGTCTTGATCCCTTCTGCTTGAGCAGCCCATAGGCACATATCAGCTATAGTCATGCTCTTACCTGAGCCTCGACCACCGATAGCTATCTTGTATCGCTTTGGTTTGACAAAACGCTTTAGCTTTCTTGGCATCTTAGCTACAGGCATATTAATCTCCACAAAAGCAAGGAATTGATTCATTGCCATAATCAAACAAACTGCTTTGACTTGACGCTATTACTTTCATTTGTGAATATTTCCAGCCGTTCCGATCAAACTGATCTTTCTTTTTTTCTTCTACTTCAATCCACCACTGCGCTAAATCTGGTCTTTCTTTGATAATTGATAAACGTTTATTTCTTGCTTTTAAAAAACAAAGATCACAGTTGCCCCAATCCGTTGTTCCGTTATTATTGGGAAGATTTAAATCAAAACTGTTATCTGCCCAGAAATTGCCAACGTCCTCTTTTGTTACCTTGTCTAAATAAAGTGGACAGAAACAATCTTGACCTTCGCTAATCTTGTTATGTAGTTTTGCAGCCCTTCTTGGTTCATCTGCCCTAATACCAATAAAACAATTCCATCCTTTTTCCCAGCCGATACTTTTCAAATACCGTGTCATTGTTCTTATTTTTAACTGCCCAGAACAATATCGGGACATAGGGTTTGGTAGACCTTTAACATCACTTAAAAGCTGACTAAATGGCTCTCCATTTCTTGAAGCGGTCTTATAATCAACAACATTTACTTTGTAATCGTAATTTTTAGAATCTTCTATTGGGGTCCGACCGCCATACTCTACCCAAGTAACCGGAACTCCCCAGTTCGTTTCTATGTCTCTTACGAAATCTAAGGTCTCAGGCAGTTCTTTGCCTGTATTGGCAAAAATAACTTTAATGTGATCGGGTAACTGACCACCGTATTCTTGAAGTGTTTTATAGAGTAGAAAGCCTGAAGTTCTACCTCCGCTCAAACTAATGAGCGTATTGTCAGAAGTTCTGTAATAGCTACTCATACTTAATTTTGTTTTTCTTTTTCTTCTTAGCTTGCGACATAGCTATAGCAATAGCTGTCTTTTGAGGCTTACCTGCTGCCATCTCGGTCCTGATGTTCTGGCTGATTGCAGCCTTACTGCTTCCCTTCTTCATCGGCATCATCTTCTCCCATGATTTCCCAAGTCCAGTGAGTGTCAACCTCAATGGGACCACCACCATCTCCAACGTGCTCAGTACGGCTCTTCTCTGTCCAACCCATCCTTTGAGATAGCCAAAGCTTCATGCTTGGATGGTCTCCTTCCATAGCCTTATCATACAGCTTTTCAACCATAGCGATACCTGCCCTAGTCTTACTACGGTTATAGACCTGAAAAACGTTTTTATCCCTTTTTAAAATTGCACGTAAGGTATTGTCATCTATACCAAAATACGCTGCTATTTGCTCGTGAGTTAATGAGGGTGCTATTTGTTCTAGCTCCTTGATTTCCTCTTCAGATAAGACTCTCTCTGGTCTACCCATTCACATTACCGCCTTAATTATTTCTGCTGCCGCTTGTGGGACAATCGCGTTACCTGCTCCCCGGAGTAAGCCCACTCTATTGGGTATCCCATTAGCCAGAGGGAAAAGCGCGGATTCAACTGGGATGGGACGGTGCTTTCCGTCTCGACAGTAGATGACTGTGGAATCTGACCAGAAGCTAATGTCGCAGCTGTCACTAGCGAAAGACCGAACCTCTGACCCTTCTTGTCGATCCTCTGGCCGTTTTGAAGACTCCGAATCGGACCCCTTGCTGAATCCATCGCTTGAGGAGTCGGCCATGCCACAATGTGCTTCATCGCGCCTAATGGAATCGTGTTCCGTTTTATCTCCCCGGCATAACCTCCCTCTTTCGCGTTGTGATGTGTTGGGGTCGGCCACGGAGAGGTCGTTTGCACAAGACTTGACAGAGGCACTTGTTTCCCTATCCTTATCCTTCTTTGTACAGCTTGATCGTCCCATTTTCCACGATCTTTCATGTCCGATAATATCGGTGTCGGCCACGCGCTTACATCTATCGACTTGGCTTGCATTTGAGTGTCCGTTAGAGAAATCCCCAAGCTGTGTCCTCTCTCCACCGACTTTCTCTTGCGCTCCAGAAACTGCTCCCAACTGCCGTTCGCTGGTTGAGCCACTGGCGTTGCCCACGCGCTTTGCTGTGAAGAAGAGTCTGTCCCTTTTGTGCGGTGACCCGACAGCCCCAGATGGCAGTACACACGCTGCTGAGGCGTAGCCTTCTGTTTCAAAGTCGCTTTGTAAATCGTCAAGCCACCCATGTCTAATAGCTGCTGCAACTTGTTCACCAAAGACTGCTGGAGGATTGCACTCTCGGATGAGATTAAAGAAGACAGGCCAGAGGTGTCGGCTATCGTCTTTTCCTTTACCTTTTCCAGCGACTGAGAAGCTTTGGCATGGAGGACTTCCGGTCCAAACAGGTCTGCTTGAGTCCCACCCTGCGAGCTCAAGTGCTCTTGACCACCCACCGATTCCTGCAAAGAAATGGCATTGCGCGTAATCACTAAGTTCTCTTGCATCAACATCCACGATTGATCGCTCATCTACATCTCCATAAGGTATCAATTTATCTGAAATTAGTTGCTTTAACCACTTTGCAGCGAAAGGATCGAATTCATTATAATAATTCACAAATTCAACCCTTTTCTTAACTCATCTCTAGCTTTAGATACCTTATACGCCTTGTAATCGCTATATCTAGGTTTTTCACCTCGATTGACTGCTGAGTCATAGATAGCAATGTACATATCGTCCTCTTCTTTGGTCTTTTTTAACAACCAATTATCGTCTGCGTCAAATTTTTGACGGTTCTGAAATAAAGAACTAGCTGACAGCCCTAAAGATTTTACCACACTATCACCTTTAGCACCGCAACTATGACAATGAAATAATAACACTTCTCCACCTTCAACACCTCTATTAGTTTTTACACTAATGCTCATGCTCGGGTTTTTGTCATCATGGACCGGGCAACAAGCAACCCATCTATCGGTTCCTTGAGACTTTACCTTATCCAACCTATCTAAAACAGAATCATACCACTCCATCATTTACTCCATTTAATCTTTGAATATCTAATATTTTTACTTGTAATCCAGCTAAGAACCTCAGAGGTAGGGTTGCACATAGACTGCTTTAGCCCATTTGGAGCACAACTCATAGCCTCGATATACTTATGATAAGCCCATCCTTTCTTATAGCCATGCTGATTGCCATACCATAATAAAGAGCCGTACCACTTCTGCTTATCCTCTTTTGTGAGCTCGGTCCTGCGTCTTTCGGAGCTTGAAAGGTTTTTCGCTAATTTAAGCTTGGTGCCATCATCCTTAATAATCTTGGCTTCAGGCGGTAGCACATATCCGCAAGCACCACAGACTCTTCCAGAAAAAGCAGCACTACACTGAGGACACTGCCTTACAATAAGCTCTTTTTCTTCTTTCTTAACTTGATCCTGTTCGCTATAAGTCTTTTCTTTATCATCTAACTTATATGGCACAACATCCTCTGGGAATACTGAAAAATACTCAAGATTACCTGCATGATCTAATACTATTGCCCTTTCTTTTCCCGGTGATGTACGCCAAACCCTTCCAATGCGCTGGATCCACGCAATCCTTGACTTGGTTTTGTAGCAGTCACAAAGGATTTCTACTCCCGGATCATCCCAGCCAGTGTTAAGAAGCTTACTATTGACCAAAATCTTATACACACCATTCTGAAAATCTTGGTGAATAAGCTCTCTTTCGACCGGGTCCATGTAACCATCAATATGACACGCTACCTCTCGCCCGATCTCAGCATTAAACCTATCAACAAGCGTCTTTGAGTAGGCTATGGATGGTGCGTAACAGACAGCCCTCTTTTGCAGATTGTCACTATGGTCTAAGTAATTTTTTACAATATCACCTGCTAAAGTATCGTCCTCTAGCATTTTTTTACCTAATGAATCCCCATCATAATCACTGGATCCGGTCCTTAAAGCTTTAGTTTTAATGCCTTCAGAGCTTACGGACCGACCAATATAGTAATCGGTTGGGCATAAATATCCTTTAGCAATTAAATCTCTTGGAGTGGTCGTAACGATCAGGTCATCATATAAGCCCTCACAGGCCATTCCACGGCTGAAAGGAGTTGCACTGAGTCCCAAGAAAGGAACAGCCGTATATCTACGCATAAGCTCCATCATGCCTTTGTAGAGCGTGTGACACTCATCAACGACAGCAAAATTAAACCAAAAGTTTTTGCGCTTTAAAGCAGTTTGAATTGAGGCAATCTGAATCTTTTTATTGGGATCATATCTCGGATCTTCGGCTTGTAAGACCGAATAATCCGCACCCATAGCGTCAAAGGCATCGCAGGTCTGCTGTAATAACTTTAACCGATCACAAAAAAAGACGGCAGTCCTACCTTGCTCTGCCGCCTTCATCATTACGTGTATAGCTATGTGAGTTTTACCCATAGAACAAGGAGCTCCCAGAACTGGCCTGAGATTTCCCCTCCTAAAACTGTCTCTCAGAGCCTCTACCGCATCTTCTTGGTGCGGTCTAAGGGTTACCATTGGTTCTGATTTCCTCCGCTCTCAAAGCGTCCTGATAGTCCATCTCCGACACAAATCCGTAACAACCTAGAATAAATATCAAAACTAATATGTTTTTAAATTTCATTAGCGTAATCCTCTTGATCGGCGAGAAAACTTTCGTAGCGCATCCAAATTCGATCCGATAAAGAATTAACAACCATTTGTCGCGCCTTTTCGTAATTTTTTCGATACTTTAGAAAAAAATCGTCATGGGATAATTTGCCAGAAAAAGCAAGCATCATGTCACGCTCAAAAAAGTTATACTCATCATAACTGTCGAACATGACATTGACCGTATCTCCATAAGCCTCTGCGTTAGCTGAGACTAAAGCATTGCTTGATGCTATTGATGGATAACCATTAACAACATTTTCCTTAGAATCAATAAGATCCTCTAAATGATCGTCTATTGCTTCTGAAACCGCCATTTCGTTATACATACATTGCTCCTTAATAATTTTTAATATCACCCTTGCAATCGCTTTCAATAAAATCTTTACCAAAAGCAAATTCCATCACTTGTGCCTTATGCTCAGGTGAGCATTGGTTAATTTTTTTGTTTTCTATAATGTCAATCATTTCATCTGTAGTTAAGGGATTCATATTTGATACTCCGTCATTTGCGTTAATGTCTAGCCATGATATCAGCCACACTACCAATGTCAACACATTTTGACACAGCAACGAAAATAGTAATCATTTAGATGGTTATGGACACCTATAGACAGATTTAGAGCATGGTCCGTAATTTGGAATTTGCCGGAACGATTTCC